GAACGAAGATGTACTCGTTAGCTACTACTACTGTTTTTCAGTATACGTTGTCAACACCGTTTGATTTAAGCACAGCGAGCTACGACAGCGTTTCGTTTAGTGTTGTCAGCGAAGAGTCTGGTGCAACCGGCTTTTATTTTAACGACACTGGAACAAAGATGTACATAGTCGGAATCAGCAGTGATAGCGTTTACGAATACAATCTAGCAGCTAGCTTTGATTTAACTACTGCAAGTTATAGTGGTAACTCTTTTGGCGTAGGCGGCGTTGATGATCTAAGTAAACCGAGTTTTAACTTAGCTGGAACAAAAATGCTCGCTTTAGGAAAAGGCACCGACACTATCTATCAGTACTCTTTGTCTATACCGTTTGACTTAAACACCCTAAGTTATGACGAAGTTTCTTTCGCTATTGGCCTTCAAGACAACCAGCCAGACTCTCTTTTTGTCAACGACGAAGGAACAAAAATGTTTATGCTAGGGTCACCGGAAGTCTTTCAGTATACAATGACTGCGCCGTTTGACTTAACAACTGCGAGTTACGACGGCGTTCTGTTTGACTTTTCTAACGAAAGTACTACTGTAAAAGATGTCTTCTTTAACGATGCAGGAACGAAGATGTACTCGTTAGCTACTACTACTGTTTTTCAGTATACGTTGTCAACACCGTTTGATTTAAGCACAGCGAACTACGACAGCGTTTCGTTTAGTCTTAGCGGGCAAATCTCTAACGCTACTAGCTTTTACTTTAGTACTGCTGGAACTAGAATGATTCTATTAGAATCAGTAACCGACAACATTTATCAGTACAATCTTACAACTGGCTTCGACTTAACAACAGCAAGCTACAGTAATGCTCTTTATACTGTCTCTTTCGACAACCCAGGGTCTCTTACTTTTAGTCACGACGGAGTAAGATTGTTCGTTACTTCTGGGTCGTTGATATACAGCTTAGACATGTTTGCTCCTTTTAGGTTTGACATAGTGTCACCTGACGGGGACTTCTATGCATTTGCAGAAATCCTGGCCCCTGGCGGATTCTTCTTTAACAGCGACGGTACTAAGCTATTTGTTGTCGACCAGAGCGCCGAGGTAGTATACGAGTATGACTTATCTATTGGGTTTGACGTGGGTACTATCGCGTACAATCAGGTAAGCTTCAGTGTTAATGCCCAAACAGCTGATCCAGGCCCTATTGCTTTTAACCCGACTGGAACAAGAATGTTTATCGTTGACGCAAATGCTGACAGCGTTTACCAGTACAATTTAACAAACGGCTTTGATCTGACCACAGCAAGTTATAGTGGTAACTCGTTTAGTATAAGCGGACAAAGTAACAACCCGACCGGCATTACCTTCAATCCAACCGGCACTAATATGTTTATTAGTGACAGTACTGACCATGCTATCTACGAGTACACACTAAGTACCGGGTTTGACCTATCTTCCACAGTAAGTTACAGCGGAAACTCACTCAGTGTAGACACAGTAGTAGATCTCCCGACAGATATATTCTTTAAAGACGACGGATTAAGGTTGTTTGTAGTAGGAAACTTTAGAGATATAGTAGTGTCGTATACATTGTCATCTGCGTTTGACTTAACAACCGCAAGTTATGACGGCTTTCAGTTCAGTATAGGTAGCCAAGATTCGAACCCTGTAGGACTGCTCTTAAACCCAACTGGCACTAAGATGTTTTTACTTGGCGGCACAAACAATAGTGTCTTTCAGTATACACTTAACGACCCTTACACGCTCGGCCCGGTATCGTACATTGGTACTTCTGTAAGCACTAATCTAGAAGATGAGCCGCATGGCATGTACATCAACTCAGCTGGCACAAAGATGTATATAATCGGTTCGTCTAACGATAATATTCTTCAATACTCTATGTCGGTTGCATTCGACTTATCTACCGCGGTCTTCGACGGAGTCTCGTTCAGCATAGGTACCGAAGAGCCAAGCCCTACCGGCCTCTTCTTTAATCCAACTGGGACAAAAATGTTTATAGTTGGTAGCAGCGTCCGTGACGTCCATCAATATACACTATCTTCTGGCTTCGATCTGTCCACAGCGAGTTATGATAGTGTCTCTTTTTCTGTAGGAGGAGAAGATGTCGCACCTGAAGGAATTTTCTTTAACGACGACGGAACGAGAATGTTCATGGTCGGGTCTGCTTCTGACAGTGTGCACCAGTACAACCTAGGTACAGGATTTGACTTAACTACTGCGAGCTACAGCGGAGCATCACATAGTGTTCAGTCTCAAGACGCGAGCCCGCAAGCAGTTTTCTTCAGAGACAACGGATTAGAGATGTTCGTACTAGGCGGCATTACTGATACAATATATCGGTATACCGTAAGTACAGCGTTTGATCTCAGTTCCACAGTGAGTTACGCTAGCGACTCTTTTGACGTTGGCGCGCAAGAAGGGTTAACAGAAGGACTCTTTTTCAACCCGACTGGCTCTAAAATGTTTGTTGTCGGACGAAGCACTGACAACGTGTACGAGTATGACTTAGGTACTAACTTTGACGTTAGTACAGCAGTATATAATAGTGTGGAGTTTAGTATTATAACTCAAGACACAAACCCAACTGGCATAGCGTTTAACTCTGACGGCACTAAGATGTATGTAATTGGTAGTGGAGAAGATAGCGTCTATCAGTTCACTCTGACACCAGGGTTTGACTTGTCTACCGCAACTTACGATAGTATTTCGTTTAACGTTAGCAGCGAAGACACAACCCCAACTAGCATAGCGTTTAACTCTGACGGCACCAAGATGTTTATTGTAGGTGATTCGAGTGACTCAGTTTACCAGTACTCTTTGTCACTAGGGTTTGACTTGTCTACCGCAACTTACGATAGTATTTCGTTTAACGTTAGCAGTCAGGAAACTGTTGTTACAGGAGTAGCCTTTAACTCAGACGGCACTAAGATGTTTATAGTAGGCGAGTCAAGTGACACAGTTTACCTGTATTCTTTGTCACCAGGGTTTGACTTGTCAACAGCAAGCTACAGTAGCACCGGGTTCAATGTTTCTAGTCAAGATACACTCCCCCAAAGTGTCGCCTTTAACCCAGACGGTACACAAATGTATATAGTCGGCAACAATAACGATGCAATACACCAGTACACGCTAGAGACTGGATACGACTTTACACCCTTGACATCTTACGACTCTGTAAGTTTTAACGTTGGACCTACGGAGCGCTCTCGAGAGCTTTTCTTTAATTCAGCAGGAACAAAGATGTTTGTAGTAGGAGAGCTTTCAAACAACGTGTCTCAGTATACGTTATCAACTCCGTTTGATTTAACTACTGCAAGTCTCGACAACTTGCTTGATGTTGTTAGCGGTCCACAAGACATCTTCTTTAATCCAACAGGAACAAAGATGTTTATAGCCCAAGTGTCTACTATTCATCAATATACGTTGTCATCTGGATTCGACATTTCTACTGCTAGTAAAGACGTTGAGACCCTTAGTGTCAGTGCGCAAGGAAGTATGAGGTCGATTTATTTCAGTTCATCTGGTAACAGGTTGTACGCACTAGCGTCTTCTAACGCTGTCTTTGAGTACATATTGACCTCTGCCTTCGACTTGTCTACAGCAACCTACTCTGGTTCGTCGTTTAGCGTAAACGATGAAACCACTTTTGCACACGGGATGACATTTGACGCCAACGGTAATAACATGTATGTTATTGATTCATCCGCCGCCCGGTTACTCCAGTACTCGCTAACAGAAGAGTTCGATCTTTCTACAGCAAGTTACAGCGGAGTTTCGACTGGCTTGGGTTCAGTGACGTCTTCTCCAAGAGGCCTGCACTTTGACATAACAGCAGGCTACATCTTTGTGTTAGCCTTTTCACCACAAGCAATTTTTCGTTTTCTAAGGATCACTAGTGAGAAGTTTATTATAGGCTCTGATACGCTTTCTGTAAACGACTTAGGCAAAACAATAGAAGCACTTAACGGGGTTGCTGTACTAACCACTGTCGACGGCGAGTTCGTCGAATCAGTGCCGTACGATTTCGGCACAGCAACACCTGGCAACTGGTCAATGTATAGATTGGTAACCGATCAGACTGACGGTGTTAGATTTAGTGGCACCGGCGCAACACAAGTTATAGGAACGGCAGCGGCTGTTACTAACACAGGTGGACAGATTGACACAACGTACTGGACCGACACTAACAGTATGACAGCAACACAAAATGGCGCCATAGACGACATTGAATATGCCGTATCGACTGATAACCGTAACACTTGGATGATTAGAATCATCGGTTTAGGTTCTAGGAGTATTGCTCGTAATAATGCAGGAACCTGGGAATATAACACAGGCGCAAGCTACGGCGACGTTAACTGGGTTACTGCTCCGGAAAACAACGAGTTTTCCGCACTCGAAGAGGCAGTTAAATTCGGTACAGTAAACAAGATGAACAAGACACAACTAGAAGCACTAGGTGACACTGACCAGTTTGCCTTGACTCAGACACTGGACCTGGCAATAATACTAACAAGGGCGTCTGACGCAACAGACCCAACGTCCGACGGAGTAGTAGTAAACTACGACGCTCAAGCAATAAAGCAAGGAGCCATTCACGGCACTGACTACCTGTGGGACCACCCCGAACCAAACAAAGTTAGGTTAACGTCGTTGCACGAGCAAAGTTTGAGAATTAGAGTCTTTTAATCCTGCATTTAGCTAATGTCGAGTAAGTTAACTACTTGCAGGACTGTTTGAAGTTTTCCTTGAATGGTTTTATTCTGAAGGGTGTTTCGTAAACCGTGATGTAGAGGCTTAGGCCATTTACTGAAGCTAACCCAGGCATACCCGTTATGCTCGTGGTTTAACTGCGGGATAAACTCGTGACTCACTAGTGTCAGATATGTATGGAACTGAAAGTGGTCGTCGTTTGATATAAACGATTCTAAGGGCATCGTTTTTACAATATCAACAATGCCTATTTCTTCTTGTATTTCTCTCTGTAAGCCTTGCCACGGAGTTTCTATACCTTCGTTAGTTCCACCAACGAGCCCCCATTGGTTTTTATGACGACCCTGGGTACGATGGACAAACAAAAATCGTTTTGTGTCAAGTGCGTAAAACAGAGCACCACTGCAAACTATTTGGTTCATATTAGTAGTTAGCTAAAGAGGTCTAACCGCCACGCGCCATTAGAGTATTCGCCTTCGTAACTCTTGATCCAATAGTCGCCTGTCCACTTATATTGAAACCCTGTGTTTAAGTTAGTTGTATAGACGACGTCGTCTGTGGTCGACGCGTCAAAGACCACGAACCATTTATGTGTTCCGTCAAGACTGTCCAACCTCCATTCTACAATGTCGTTTTCGCTTGCAACAAAGTCGGTACCGTTTGCATTTTTCCAAGCGTCTGCGCCATCTGTGTTGTCTTCGTTACCAATATCGTCAAGCAGTAAAAGACGGATTCCAACTGCTTTAACATCGTTAGGGTCAAATCGTTGCGGGTCAATGATATAGTTTATGCCAGTTTTGCCTTCGATGATAGTATCTTCAGGAATAGTGTCGGTGTCCCAAGCAATGTTGATCTTTGTATAATCAAACGGGTCTATCTCAATAGTTCCGACGATGTAATTTGAAGTTTCTTCTGACTGTAAAAAAACCCTGCTCGATCCGGCTTGGTAGGTGCCTGGGTATACTTCGAACATTTCTAGCCAGCTTATAGTACCTACATCTTGTCCATCTACAAGTTGAGCTTGATCACCAGTAACAAACAAACCGTAGTTCTGGTATGTAGTAGTTGTAACAGTTCTGTTGTTCTTAGTAATGTCTGTGTTTGTTGTGGTTTCGGTGCCGTCCTGGTTATCTTGAAGTGTTCCTGTTTTTTCTACTGGCACTGACTCATCCGTCCACTTTAGCAACTGTGGTCCACTGAGTCCTAACTCGATACTGCCGTTTTCCTCGTCAAATATGCTTGTGATAATCTTTTGCACAACTCCTAATTTTTTAACCTTCACTGGTGACGAGATGTATATAGGAGTACTAAAAGTAAGTTGAGCAACGTCTATCTCACTATCGACACCAACAGGAATCGACTTCGAACTAAACACAATCCCTTCGAGTTCTACCACACTTAGGCTAGTCCAATCAAGGTAGTTGTCTGTGGTCTGAATCTCAAAACTAGGGTTAAACAGCGCAAGTATTTGTTCCAGGATTTGCAACTTCTGATTAGTGTTAGAAGTCCAGATGTCAGCAGTTACCTTTAAGGTATAAGGACTAGGCATTAGCCTTTCAACTGTGTAGTTCTGTCCTTGAGTATTTAAGTACTCGTTATTGTCTGCATCGTAGACTCTTTCACGAACGTGCTTTTTACTAACTAGAGTAGAGTCAGCGGTACGACTGCGGTCCATCTCCAAACCTGTAACATAGACAGCCATTCTTGGCGCACTTGGAATTTTATTCTCTGAGTTATCTTTTATAATGTGTGCAACTTGACGCGTTAAGTCGCCGTACATCACAGGCACGGTCCTTTGGTTTCCTTGACTGTCTTCGTATGCAAAATTACTCAGTAATCTAATAACCTGAGTAATATATCTTCGTATCTGCCCGTCGTAAAACCAGTTCACTATTCTTTCTCCATCCAGACTCTTTTGCCGTTAATAACCTTCCAGGTTTTGCCTGTATATCGGGTCTTGTTTGCAGCACCTATCTTTTGTTTATGATCTTCGGAACATTTCTTGCCTTTCATTGGACCACCGTCTTTTCTTTTCCAGCCGCCTTCGGTTCCGGCTGCCCTGCGTCTTGCGTGTGCTCGCCGCTGTGCTTCGCACATACGTACCTTGCTTTCTTCCGAGTGTAGCTTATTTGAACCACCTTGTTGTATATTGTATCCATTTTTAATACAGTCGT